GGGGATGAACCGAAAGGGAATGTCTTGGTACACCTGACCAGAAGTGCCAGAATCTTGAATACGGCGCAAGCGGTAGTACGCAAAAATATACGGGCCACCGCCGTCACCTGTTGGGTAGACATTGATGTTTGGTAGGTTTTGAACCGTCAAGCTTGCCCCGCTCAAATGAGATGCGGCAGTTGTTCCGTTTTGACCACGAGCGCAGTTGATGAGTTGATTCCCATCCACAGATTGGTAGTAGATGGTTTCGTTGTCAATCAACACAAAGCCATTGGTCGTCAACTCGTAAATGTTGTTTACCGTGATGGTGGTGTCGGTTGCAGAGATTGTGCCGTTTAAAGTGGCTGTGGTGGCGTTGGACTGCCCTGATTGGCGGTTGATCCACACCTGAATGGGTCTGCCCTGCGCCAGCTTGTTTGGAATCGTCATGTAGGTCGATTCGCTGATGCGGGTGATGTTGATGTCAGACTGTTGAGGTGTACCGTTTCCGGTACGGGTTACCGTGTCCAAGAGGTCAATTGTGTCCACGGGGATGGGGTAGCAAGCCTGTCCAGTGACAATGGGTATGAAGCCTTGCTCAATTGTCCAAAGGTTGATGCCACGGTTTGCCCACTCAATGGTCATAATGTTTAACGACCGTCTAGCTGTCCTCATGTCATAGCCAGTCTTCATTTCCTGACCGCAACGCTCATACGCCTCTTCAATCAAATTGACGAGGTCAAGATTAAACGATGCTGATCCGCTGGTGGTAGACATTATCTAAATCCCGCTGTTTTCTTTGCAATACTCTTTGGCTGGGCAACAAATTGTTTCCCCGCCTTCTTTCCCGCCCTCTTTGCACGGGTTGTAGCGGCATACTCTGACGCTGACAATGATTTGATTGCCGCCTCTGGCAGATAGCGTTCGCCTGTTTTTGACGAAGGCTTTCCTGACTTGGTTCGCCATTTCTGGTCGCCCCAGTCTTTCAAAGACTTTTGTGGCGCTTTCAATCTTTGTATCCCCCGCCAGCGGCTTTGTACTTCTTGGCAACAAGCTGTGCTTTACGGGCTGACCATTGACCAGCCCCAGTGCCTTGGGTTGCCGCCGCCTTGACTTGAGAAACAATCCGTTTGCGCAAGCTGGGCTTGGTGTAATTACCTGCGGCGTTTACACCTCCACCCTCTTTGAACTGTTTAAACGCAGTGTCATCCCGCCGAGCTTTACGCTTGGCTACAGGCATCTTGGAGGGGGCTATTGCCCCCATTCCACGACTAGCAAGCACCTTTGCCTCCGTACATACCGCCAGACTTCATCTTGGAGATCATGCCTTTGGTCTTGCCACGAATAGCACAACCATCTGCACGACTGGACGCTGAACTTACAGAACCGCCTTTGGCAAACTTTTTCACTGAGCCGCCTTTTTTGTAGCCAAAAGAAATATCCATTGCCTCGTCTGTCTCGTACTTGGATTTTGGCTTTGCCTTGGACGTTTTAGATGCTGGCTTTGCCTTGTCTGCGCCCGGTCTTGCATTCATTAAGGGGTCTTTGGCATCCCTCTTGTCTTGAGCGGCTTTCTTCTTGGCGGCGGCTTGAGCGGCACGGACAACCTGAGCCTCTTGAGCGGAAACTTTCTCCATCATTTTCGGCCCACCAGCCCAAGCCATAGGATTCGTTACAGCTTCTTTTCTGCCGGGCATAGCCACATTACGCACTTCTTCCATGTTCTTTAAACGCTGACCTGCGGCACTCAACTTGCCTTCGCCTTGCGAAGCTTTTGCCGCATTTCTGCCCATTGCAAACTCAGTGGCAACCTTTGAAGCTCCGCCAGTCATTGGAGTTAAAGCCGCCGCTGTGTTTGAAAGATTACGCATAACGCCTTCCTTTGAGGATGGGCTTGCGTAGTAGTCCTTTATTGCGTCAAACATACCGTAATTTTTTTTGCGGTTCTCAGAACTTGCCACCGCTTCAGCAGATGGAGCTTGATATTTAAGTGACGATGCCGAGGGAACGCTTTTATCAACGGCGGGCATCCCACGACTCGTAGTGGCCTCCATGTTGCGCCGGTCTTCTTGTGACTTTTGAATTTTGTTTGCGGCTTTTACAAACTTGTTTTCTTTTGACTCTGGCAACTGAGTGTATTCAGGAGCAGAAGGACGCTCACCAGCCAAGGCACGGCGGACATCAGCATTGATGTTGTTCATATACGCAGAACCAGCATCACGATCCCGCATAGCCTTGCGGAAGATTTCTTCCCCCTCTCCCTCAACAAGGCTACCGTCAGTTTCGCCAGCGTAGCGTTTGATTTTGCCGCCGCCCTTGAATGTTTTCATTTTTTTAGCCATGATTTCCCTTTAACAGGCTTTGCCGCCCATGCTCATTTTGACCATCTTGCCTTTGGTGTGACCTTTGGCTTGAACTGTATGTTCACCGTGAGGGCGCTTGCCACCTGATGTGACTTTGCCCATTGGAGTGGCGATCATGCCACCTTTGGCAAACTTCATAGGGGCTTTGCCCATCATTTGCTTCTTGTCCATCATCATGTCTTTTTTAGAGCCTTCTTTAACGCCCTTCATTTCGACATCTTTCTTGGACTTCTCAAACGGCATCATTCCCTTTGGCATTCCGCCCTTTTTGAGTTTGGTGAGGTCAGTCTTCTTGCCGCCATGAGCTTGCTTGTCATGCATTGACAAAGCTTTTTTGACAATCTTTTTGTCTTGCTTGAGATTGGACTTCATGGAAGCGCCGCCTTCTTTGAATTTCTTGCCCATATCTGCTTTCATAAAATCTTCTCCAACTGATTGAGGAACTTTTAGCCGCTTTGCGGCTGACGGATTGTTGGCTACCAGAGCCATCAAATTGTGTTGCTTTTTACTTTGGCTGGGCATCATCTGCCGCCTTGAATAAGCTGGTCAATTTTTTCTTCAAGGCGGTTAAAGCGTTGATCAATGTGGTCTGTAAGTCTTTGCACTTCTGCTTTAGTTGCTGTATCACGAGCGATTTCCTCACGAGTTATGTTTAACAGGCGCTCAATGCGCTTTACATCTTCAAGCTTCTCACGAACAAAAAACCACAATGCACCAGTAACAAGAGACAAACCCAAAGACCAAATGGTGTTCATGTCCATTACACAAACCTACCCTTCGTCTTGCCTTTGATGGCACAGCCATCTGCGCGACTAGAGGCACTAGAGACTTTACCGCCTTTGGCTTTTTTAACGGAATTATTTAATGCTTTCTCGTACTCTGCACGAGCAGTTGTTCTTGCCGGGCCTTTATCCGGAAGACCTGATGGACGACCCGGTTCATACGCGCCCCTCTCACCCATTGTAAGAGGAATGTCATATGTGGCCATACCTTTCGGTTGTGACATTTTTGTAGCAATACCTGCTGATGCCCTGTATTGCTTGACGGCTTCGGCATTTTCTGGCGTTCCCGCCGGAAATCCAACATCAGCCATTCTTTTCTCAAGCGCCTCATAAGACATTTTATTTTTTGCCATTTTTTACCTCAACACTTCCAAGCCCGAAGGCTTTTGTTAATCCTCGAATTTGGATCCTTGGCAGTTTTTTCGCTCGTCAATTTCTTCTTCATCCCTTCCATACGGGCGCAGAAGGAGTCGCGGCGTTTGCCGCCTTCTGGTTGTGGGCGCTTCAGATTCATCCCTTGAGCCTTCGCCGAAGCTCTCCCTTTGGCGTTTAAACCGCCCTTGGGATTCTTGCCCTCTGCTCTTTGCCATGCTGGGGATTTAGCCATTGACCACCTTCTTTTCTTCCTCTATGGGGCGAAGCATTGGGTACAGGTAATCCTCGCCAAAAGAGCCTTCAAACTCATGGATGCCCATGTGTCCAAGCTTGATGGTGGGATCAATCCAAACCTCAAATCCAGCCTCTCTGGCACGGTCGCAGAAGGTGTAATCCTCCCCAACGTAACCCTCTGGGGTGGACTTGAAATCAAAGAACGAATAAGACTTGCCGTCTTGGATACGGTCATCGATGTATGCCCACTCAGGATGTGCGTCCCGCAAGGTGGTGAAGACATCACGGCGGATGATCATAAAAGCTGTGGCAACCCGCAAGGCACGAACAAGACCCATTGGGTTCATTTGAACCTGACGGTCTTCATCAATATCCAGCGTAGAAATGTAGACCTTGCCTTTTTTACGAGCCACAGGAATACCAGCCACAATGCCTTTTTTGGGATCACTGTTCCAAGCCATCAGACGGAAAACATCATCAGCATTGAAGGTGATGTCAGAGTCAATGAACATCAGGTCAGTGCAGTCAGACTCCAAGAAGTCATACGCAATCAAATTTCTGGCACGAGAAACAACGGAGCATCCAGAGACGTTGCCTACTTGGATTTGAACTCCGTGCTTCTGAGCTTCAACACAGAAATGGGCAAATGAGATTGCCCACTTCGTTGCCACCTTGTAGTCATACGAAGGAATGCCGATCATTATTTTTCGACCAACCAAATTGAATGAGCCTTCTTGTTGCATAAGTTAACCGTAGAAAATAGTAACTGAATCGGCATCACCAATGTCGCAGTAAATGCTTGTTTTAAACAAAATTCCTTCACCGGGAATTTGAATATAAAGCCCTCCGGAATGATTGGAATCAATCTCCAGAATCACTGAACCTGTAGCGGTGGCGGCATCATAAAATTTAAGATGATCAAGAGGAGCGCCATCCGAAACATGAAACAGCACTCCTTTTAATCTGGCTCGACCAGCATACAGCAAGGCACTCACGTTTGAGTGGGCCGATCTAACATCCGTTTGCATCATGGCTAATCCTTTCGAGAAAAAAAGGGGAGACTAGCTCCCCGTCAGATTAGTTTTGAGTGGCAGTTGGGTTTGCCGCACCATCTGAGTTGCGGACAGAATAAGTGATGATGATGGTTGCCGCACCAGTA